ACCGGCGCCGCGCCGACGACCGCACCGTCCGGTGAAGCCGCGACTGCGTCCACCGAAGAGGGCGTCACTGAACCCCCCGCGGCGACCCAGCCCAGCGAAGGCCGTTCGGTCTCCAGCTCGGAAGTGGAAGTCGGTGCAACCGCAAAAAACAACACGTCGCCGAACTACGTACGCGGCATTTTCGAAGTGGTCGACGACGCTCGACTCGACGCTGCCAGCGCAACAGCGTGGTACTCGTCGGCAGATCCCGCCGTTAACGACACAATTGAAGTGTCGTATCTCGATGGCAACCAGACGCCGGTGTTGGAACAACAGGCTGGTTGGAGCGTCGATGGCGTGGAATTCAAAGTCCGCATGGATGCTGGCGTGAAAGCGCTGGATTATCGCACCCTGTCGAAAAACGTCGGCGCTTAATCGCGTATTGATGCAGGAGCGTTCGCTCCTGTATTCATCTTTATTTTTTGGAGATCTGAGCAATGAAAAATTTTATTGAAGATGGCCGAGTAATGTCGGTCACAAACGGTACGGGCGCCACAGTCGTTGCAGGTGGCGGCATTTTGGTAGGCGCATTGATTGCCATTGCGTTAAGCGATATCGCCAACGGCGCATCGGGCCCGGCAAAACTGGACGGTGTATTTAGCCATGCCAAAAATACGGGCGCATCGACAGGTGGCGCGCAAGGCGTCAATGCGTATTGGGATAACACCAACAAAAAATTCACCGCAGTCGCCAGCGGCAACACACTGGTCGGTAAATTTTTTGCAACGTGCCTTGACGCGGATGCTACCGCCCAAGTGCTGCTCAACGTTTAATTGCACTGAGGGAAGGATATGTTCGCGGAAGATATGTCAGTTTTTTTCGATACGCAAAACGGCTTTGCGGTTGAAGCGACGATCGCTGGCATATCCTTCTCTGCCATTTACGATTCAGCGTATTACGACGCGGGCGGCGTCGCGACGAAAATCGAAATGTTGATACTGCCCGATGAGTCTTTGCCTGCTGGAGCGGTTGTGGGAGTGCCAATAACGATTGGTGCGCCTATTAATAAAACGCTCACGCTTCGAAAACCCGAGCCGGATAATAACGGCTTAACCACGTTGATTCTCGAATGACTATCGAACGCGATATCGCCGTTCTGCGCCGCAACGTCGGCGATGTAACGGCTGAATTACGGAGCGCCTCCGCATTGGTGCTCAACAAGGCTGCCACGCGCGTGCGCCAAATTGCCGTGCCGCAGGTGTCGGATGACGTGAAGGTGCCGGCAAAAAATATTCGCGATCGCATCAGCACGCGGCGAGCAAGCGCGGTTAATTTAAAAACCAGTTTACGTATCGGTCGAAAACAAATTACCGCTTATGGACTCGGCGCCCGCGTCGTGACGCAAGGAAAAAATAAAGGCGTTATTGCTGGGAAAGGCCAGTTTGCACATCGCTATGAGCGGGCCTTTATCGGTCATCGCCGCGGTGATGCTCGTTTTCAAATATTCCAGCGCGTGGGATCTGCACGTTATCCATTGATCGTGCCCAAAATCGATTTGGCGCCGTCGATCAATAAACGATTCCCGTCCGCTGCCCAGCAGGTGATGGATACCGAATACGATGCCATGATGCGTGATGAAGTTCGCGCGCGCCTGCAGAAATATGGAGTCTCGCAATGACAGCGCGAAAGCAAATTCGTGACGCCGTCAAGGCGGTGATTCAAACCTACGATAGCAATTTGACGGTGCGTAGCGGTCGCGTGCTTGCATTTCAAATATCTGAACTTCCCGGCATTAGCGTGTATTTCGATACGGGCAATTCTGAAGTCGTCAATATGCGTGGCGATAGCATTGCTACTGCCGTCATGCGCGTCGATATTACCGATTCGAACAGCGGTGGCGACGATGCGCTCGATACCATTGGCGATGCCATTGTTGATGCCGTCCTCGCCGATTCCACGCTTCGAAATCTGTGCAAAAAAGTTCGCCAAAGCGGTTTTGATTATGCACGTGACGAACAATCCCCTTACGTGACGCTATCTCTTTTGTTCGAAGTAATTTATCTGACGTAATCCGAATTTTGATCCAACCGGGCCGCCTAGTGCGGCCTTTTTTATTTCAGGAGAAAAGCAATGAGTAACGCGATTTCGACACAGGGCACTCGGTTCGAGGTACAGGCCGCAGCGGCGGGTTCTGCGAAAACAATTACTGCCATCACCAAGGCAAATCCGGGCGTTTTTTCATCGACCGCGCACGGTCTTAAAGTGGGCGACGTGGTTGATCTTGCGGCGATTGTTGGCATGGTCGAATTAAACGGCCGCACCGGTATCGTTTCGCCGACAACGCTAGCGGCTGGCACGTTCACGCTGCTCGATTCGATCACTGGCCTGCCTATCGATACCACTAGCTATACCACGTATACCTCGGGCGGCACGGCAACGCCCAAAACGTTTGTCGAGACCATCGAGCACAAGTCCTATCAATATCAGCCTGCAGCGCGCGCCGAAATTGAAAAGACCAGCATGGTCAGCACGGCGAAAGAATTCAATTTGGGTTTGAAAGATTTCGGCACGCTGTCGGTCGGCATGAACATCGTCAAAACGGAGGCGGCGCAAATTCGCATGAACGCAGCACTGAATTTGCAGGGTTTGTGGTTCCGTCTGACCGATCCACTCGGCGTGCCGACGTTGTTTCAGGGCGCTATCAAAAGCTTCAGCGAAAGCGGCGGTGTCGATGCTATCGCTAATGGTTCGCTGGAAGTTCGTCTGTCCGGCGAAAAAATCATCGCGCAATAACGGGTGAGTCATGCTGAATAAAAGTGACATTCTGCAAAAAACTGCTTGTGCGGTACGCGCTGAACCGGTACCCGAATGGGGCGGTTCTGTGCGCCTGCGCGAATTAACGGTGCTCGAGCAGCTCGAATTGCAGCGTGAAATGCGCGAGTTGGTAAAGGATGTTCCGCGCGATGGCGAGGGCAAAATCATCGCTGCGCAGATCGACCGTAAGCAATCACGCATCACCGCGCTGAAATATCTCGCCGTGGCGATGCTCGACGATGCTGGACACAGCATGTTCAGCGTGGAGGAATTGCAATCCATGTCGAGGTCGCAAGAAGACGTGCTTGATCGTCTATGCGAAACGGTTCTCGCCGTGAATACGTTGCAATCAGATGCCATCGAGCAAGACGCAAAAAACTCCGAAGCCAGCCCGAACGTTACGTAGTTCATCGGCTGGCGTTAGACCTCGGAAAGCACCTTTCAGAAATTGAAGCAATGCCGGCGCCGGAATTTCGGCGCTGGTTGGCGTTTTACAAAGTTCGCGACGAAGTGCGTAACGATGCGCTGCCGCCGCAGGAATTCAATTCGCCGCACGAGCACGCTGCGGCCATTCGCAATTTATTTGGGAAGTGATTTATGGCGCTGGGTTCGCTAGTTATTGATCTAGCCGCTAACACTGCAAAGTTTTCCTCCGATATGGAGCGTGCGGTGCAGTTAGCCGAGCGCGGCCTGAAGAATATCGAATCCGGATCGGAATTCGCCAGGCGAGCGCTTGAAGCGGTCGGCGTGGCGTTGACGGTCAATGCGTTTGTCGAATCGATCAAGCATGCTGCTGAATACGAAGACAAGCTCGGCGAGATTTCTGAAAAAAGCGGCATTTTGGTAGAAGACCTCAGCGCAATGCGTTTCGCTGCGCGGCAGACCGACACGGATTTCGACGCGCTGGCCGATGGCCTGAAAAAATTCCGCGTAACACAAACCGAGGCATCGGAAGGCAATAAGGAATTAATCGGCCTATTTGGACGCCTTGGTGTTAGCGTCAAAGATATTGATACGCTCTCGCAGAAAGATTTATTTCTCAAAACCATTCAGGGTATCAGCGAGCTTGGTAAGGAATCCGAGCGCACGACAGCATTGACTAAATTGATGGGTAAAAGCGCCGATGATCTCGGTGTGTTTGCCAATCAAGGTGCTGCTGGAATTCAAAAGCTGATGCAGCGCGCGCAGGATCTAGGACTCGTTGTAGATTCGCAGGCCGTTCGTGCTACTAAAGCGATGAACGACAACATAAAAGCCATGGAGGACTCGGCGGGTAAGCTCAGTCTCACGCTGCTCGACAAGCTGTCGCCGCATTTGCAGCGCATTACGACTGACATGCTGGAAGCTTCGAAAAATGGCGGTATTTTAGATACGGTATGGAGCGGACTAAAGTCTACCGTCGATGAGCTGTATCAGTCTTTCAATAAAAATGACGAATTTAAATCTCTCAATGAAAATATCGCTCGCCTGCAAGAGCAGCTCGCGTCGAATAAATCTATTAGCGATGGTGGATGGTTTAATAAATTTTTATCGGGATACGATCCGGATGTCTTCAAAGCAGACTCCGATGCGATTCAAAAAACGATCGATGAGCTCATCGCTAAGCGCGACAAATTGCTTGCTGCTCCACAAAAGCCCCAGGCTCCTAGCGATGACTCCTCCGGCGATAATAAGCCGCTGGGTAGCCGTACTTTAGCTGGATTGGCCGAGCAGCAGGCAGCGACGGAAAAGCTCGCAGCAGCAGAAGAGGCCCGCAAAAAGAAAATCGCCGACGTCGTTCAGCAACTCGAACGGCAGTCTGCCACCGTCGGTGAGTCAACAGCTGCAGCGAAGGTTTATGAGCTGCAACAGCTCAAGGCGAGCGATGCCGATGTGGCACGCGCGAAATCCGCACAGCGTTTAGTCGATGCGTATAACGAGCAGCAGGAAGCCTACAAATCGCAAGTCGAATTGCTCGAGCGTGCATCACAGCTTCGTGAAGAATCGCTGTCACCGGAAGAGCGAGCAGTTGAGGCGCTAAAAGATAAATATGGTGAGCTCGATAATGCGGTAGCGAAGCATCTAATTTCGCGTGATGAAGCCGATAAAACGAAAGGCGGTCTCAGCACCAATTTTATGTCGAGCATTGATGACTCGTTAAAAACCGATGAAGAGCGTCTGAAGGATTCATACGATCGTCGTCAATTGATGCTCGAAAAAGCACACGACGACGGCCTGATCAGTGAAGAAAAATATCAGGTCACGCTGAATAAATTACGCGATCGCTATGAAGCCGACAGCATTTCGATGCGGCTGCAAAATGCAGAAACGTTAACTTCTGCGTTGGCCGGCATCGCCGAAGCGGCTGTGGGTAAGCAGTCGGGCATTTATCGCGTTCTGTTCGGTGTTTCCAAGGCGTTCGCGCTGGCAGACTCCATTGTAAAAATTCAGACTGGTATCGCAAATGCCGCTGCTCTGCCGTTTCCTACCAACCTCGGCGCGATGGCAAGTGTCGCCGCAGCCACTGGGTCGATTCTCACGACCATCAAATCCACGCAGTTGGGCCAGGCGCATGGCGGTTTGGATTACGTGCCAGAGGACGCGACGTACATTTTAAAGCAGGGTGAACGCGTTTTGGCGCCAAAGCAAAACCAAGACCTGTCGAAATATCTCGCCAACGGCGGTGGCGGCTTAACCGTCAACATCATCGAAGATTCCAGTCGTGGTGGCCAGGTGCGTCAAAACGGCGATCAGGTCGATGTGTTTGTTGCCAAGGTCCGTGAGGCCATCACCGCCGATGTGGTTCGCGGTGGCAATAATCTATCGCGCGCATTGGAAGGTACTTATGCGTTAAATCGCGGGGCGGGGGCACGTCGCTGATGTCTGTCAAATCCAGCTTGTAATCGGCTCCGCCTCGCTTAGCGGCGTTGCGCGAGCGGGCTCGATCTACAAGTATCTGGCGCATGATGCGGGCGGCGATGCCGAAGAAGTGAGCGCGGCTTTGCCAGCTCACGCCAGTCTGATCGACGAGTCGAATATAGACTTCGTTGACGAG